ATTCCGTCAGTCCGGGGTATTCCGCGAACAAAGGGATTGCTGCAACGCTACGTGCGTTAGTAATATCTTCAAAAGTAATTGCATCTGGTAAGCGGAATCCGCCTGCCTGATCCAAACTTTGCAAGATTTTCTTATCCAATTCATAGTTACCGTAAAGATAGCGCTTCTGTCTACTAGACGTCAACACTTCCGCACCCCCTGGGTCCGCTTCTACGGTGATCTTTGAAATGTCCACGCGGAGATTCACACTCGCCTTAACGCTCTTGAGCAATGTTCGAAGATACGTTAAGCGGTGGTTCTCTTTAATGGTTGATGCGAAGTAGGCTGATACAGGAAGATCAATGAACTTCCGGTACTCGGTCCAAAGGAGCGCAAGCTTGCCTCCTTGTCTTCGTGTGAATTCAATACATCCAGAGTTGGATAGGGACAAGTGCCCTTGCGTAGGTAATTTGAAACCCTTGGTTTCAATTAACTCACTACCAACAATGAATGCTGCTGAACTGATGGAATCGTAAGCAGGTTTGGAAGCCGACCAATCGGTCCGACTACCACACAAACGATTCTTTAGTCCCACAAGTTCTGTTATTACCTCGGATCTACTAGGTCCCGGTAAGAACCGACTTTGGGTCAAATGCGCAACATACCACATTGCTTCCCTGTCTGGCATACGCCTGAACAGGTCTATTTCTAGACGGAGGAGCAATTTGACAATTTGTTTTGCAACATCCCATTTGGAGATGATTTCTTCAAGTTGACCCCTTGGGTTTTCTTGAAGTTGATTCCTCAACAAATGGTTTCCGAGAGCTGTAGTCAACTTCTTATAGGTCTTACCTAAAGTAGTGATACACGGACACTCGTATACCTTCTTGAATAGAAACCGACGAAAATAATCCCACTCCTTGAGTTGGAGAACTTTGAATCGGCTTGCTACAAGCAGGCTAAACTGAATGCCTAAAAACGTTGCTTCTCTCCTTGAGATAAGACCACGATTTAGGTCACTAGTTACCCTAGTACGACCAGCTTGATTGAGCCCAATGGGCTCACCATTCTCGCCAATACTAGGTCCAAAAGCTTTGTTTAACCACTCACGGCGGACACGTTTCCCCTGAGCGTTAGCAGCTTTGAAGGTTAAGGACTGAAAAGACCTGCCGGTATCGACTAATAGACGATTTCCGGCAAGGCTGACAAGACCTTTTCCTAACTGATATATCCTTTTAACGAGAGCCTCACATTGTGAGATCCCGTCGTTAGGATTCTCAGTAATTCCCAGTGCGAATTCCCCGTCAGTGACACAGTCGTTGGATGGGGCAATGCATGGGTCCTCGAGATTAGCAGTCGATGCTGCCACGAGCAAAAGCTCTACTGCGATTCTCC